ACAATTTAACCTTCATGTATGTATAAGACTTCACGCTTTCTAATTTTTTATTATCCTGGATAAAGTCAGTCCATACATCGGTATCATCTTCGATCGAGAAACCTTCGGAGGGACCAACACCAATTTGGGTTAAAATTGCAAATACAGAATTGATGTGCATAATAAGGTCCGCATCGAAGTGTGTATACTCTTCCGCAATTCCAAGCATTTTTTTAATTGATGTTAGTATACTCTCCATAGCGTTTCTCCTTTACTTCTGGATTGTAATAAAATTTTTCATACAGAATCCTTCAATTCCGGCAGCCGTAAAAACTTTATAGAATTCTTCTGTTGATTCATTTTCGTCAATCATGAGTTCTGTCTGACAAACAATCTCACATACGACTGGAGCTTCAACGGTTGGTTTTTCATGAAGGTTAAGTTTCTTACAATTCGACACGAGACCGATTTTAATCTCTTCTGACTCGTCGTGGGTTTCGGTTATATACGTATCGTTAACTGTGTCATTCTGGTACATTTATCGCTTCCTCCTTTTATTTTTGTCTCCAAGGGCAAGTGTCATTTTTACTTCTTTCAATCGGCATTTTGATTAATAAGTTTTCATTGCCATAGTGTATTGCATTGTGGGTTGAGTGTGTAGTAGAGATTAAGTATTCTGGGTCTAACAAAAATTCACTTCGATTAACGATGTCTCTTAGTAGAATAGGATTCATATGATGGATATAAATCTTTCCCCGAATCTCATAACCTTCGAGACCGAGATCACAACCATTGTCCCTTACAATTACAAAATCTCGAACGGCTTTCCATTCGGGCGACTTATAAAAGTTCTGATTTATGAATCTATCAAACCCGAATGTTTCTTCACCAACGGTTCCGTTAAGTTTTAAATATCGATATCGTTCCTCGAAAGTGTTCAACTTGGATAACTCTGAATAAGTCCTAATCATTTGAGACTCCGGCTCCAATTTTTATAGTCCGAATCGATACCTTTATAGAAAGGAATCATTTCGGGAACGATCCTCTGAATATAACCTTTTTTATTAACCTCGATGGTTATAATCCATCCTCCAAGATGAACACTTATACCCTTTCCTCTAGTATATGGAGTTTGCGTTTGGAAACATCCTGCCTGAAAACAATGAACATTCCGATAGAACAAATATTCAAGTTTGTGATAATGTCCTATTGCTAGAATATTAGGTTTACTATCTGCTTCCATCGCTTCAATCATCTTTTGTGGTTTATAAGATAATGCATAAGCGTTCCCATCCCAAGGGTGACGCAATTCAAGAATACAATTAGGAGTAATTTCGATTCTCGCACAATCTCTTCCAAGATACTTCATGTCTTTTCGTTTCATGGATATGATTTCACCAATATCGACGCCACATTTCTTATAAATACTAGAATCATGATTTCCAGTAATGAAGTGTGTTGTGATTCCATCGAAACAAGGATAATTTGTTACGATTTCACTTATATGTTCGTCGGCACCCTGTGTATAACATTCGTACTGGTGACCGGTTCTCATTTGTTCACCTTCATCTATATCTCCAGCATGATAAATATCTTTAATACCTCTTCGAGAACAAATCTCATAAAAGTTTTGAAGATATGTAAGTTGAGTGTATTTGGAATTTATATGTGTATCACTAATCAATCCAAAAGAAAGAACTCGATTACCACTCCATTCTTGAACATGTGTCTTGGGGTCTAAATTTTCGAAAACCGTAAATCTATCGGGTTTGTTTTTTGCAGCGGGTTGTTCGGATTGTTTAGTTTTTTCACTTTTTAAAAACTCTCGAACTTCATCTTCTGTTTTATTAACTCGAGCTGCAATCTTTTTATACCCCTTATGATTTTTATACATTTGTTTTACTATCTTCTTCCAATCGTCCATTTACTCACCTCCGTTAAATAAAGATGTAGTCGAGGCACATCTTATCAATCGTCTGAACCTCCTTGTCCGCTATATTTTCTCATGGCTTCGAGAGCATTCATATAAAGTTCTTCAATTCTTTTCGCCGACTGTAATGACTGCGTTTTTGCTTCAATCAACTCTTTCTGTTTCATGAGAATTTCTTTTTCGATCTTCTCTTTAGTTGAACCGAGCTTTAAGTAATGTGTAATGACCTGAGAGGAAGCAGTTCCTTCTAGCAACTGTTTTTCAGCAAGGTCAACGGCTAAGGATATCAATTGATTTTCCCTAGCTTCTGGAGATAAAGCTGGTCTCAACTTTCTAGATTTTTCAGAAGAGGTTACAGTCTTAGCTTTCTTCATCCTTACTGCCTCCTTTCGTTTAATATTTGCTGAATTATTGTTGTGTTTTGCTTGGAATTTACTGAAATAGTTAATACTTTTACAGTACTTAACAGAGCCCATAAGGCTAACCTAAAATCCTTTGAAAGGAGAAAAGAAAGATAATATAAATTAACCCTATGAGCCCTGTTAAGCACTGTAAAAGTACGAGAATGATACCAAAAAATACCCTCCGGAGATTTTTTTAGGCCGGCGCGAATGAAGGGAGGGGGTGCAGTTTTAGCGATACCCCCCATATACTTTAGCACTCAGTAACAATTGTCTTTAGACTACCGAAAATATTTAAGTGTCGACCGTTTGCTTAGTTACTTTCTTATAGATGTTCATGAAATCGTATTTAATAATTTCATCAATTGCTCTTTCGATTTCCAATTCGTTTTCTTCTTCTGACAATTGATCTGAAGTTCGAGCAATTCTTGCTAAATACGAACAAGTATTGTAACCTTTGTCTTGATCGAACATGTGCCAAGAATCAAACTGTTCAAAAGGATCATACGGATTGTCAAACGTTGTTAACATACATTTTGCCATGCTTCACTTTCACCTCTTTCATGTGTTGATGTATTTAGCTACTGTTGATGTCGAAACGTTTAGAGCTTCAGCTATTTCAGAATTATTATAACCAGACGCAAGCATAGCTTTAATCTTATTGATTTTAGCTGTAGAAAGCTGTGTACTTGTTTTAGGAGTGGCTCTTTGTTTTATATCATCTGGATCGGCATATTTCAGTATTTGAGAAAGTTTGCTGTCGGTTATTGCGCCAGCTTGAATAGCTTCCCACTCTTTATCGGATATTTTTATGCGAGTATCTTTTCCACTGGCTCCAACAGATGCTCTAGCATCATAAATTGCTTGCTGTTTAATCTTTCTTATTTCTTTTTTATCTTTAGCTAAATCCGGATTGCTTTGAATTTTAGCTTTAACAATTGAATTAGCTATAACCTGGGCTCTTCTTTCACGCGGAGCATTCATTAGTGCTGTATTAAGTTTGGCTAATAGAGAATCCACTTCTTTTTGATAAATGGCTTTAGCATTACTGTCATACTTGAGTTTACCAGTATCCATATACTCTTTCCGTGCTTGGTTAGCTAAAGCTTTCATCTTATTAGCATAGTCGGCATAAGCGTTTTCTTGGGGGGTCCCGGATGATAATGTACGAACGTCTTCCACTTCATTTAAAAGATTTACTTTTGTAGTAGCCAGTACTGTTTTTCCAGTCTTTGGGTCAATGTATGTTCTTCCCGTTTCCTTATATGTAACTTTACCTGTAATCGGGTCAATAGTGCCGCTTCCTTTTCGTTCTGGAACTCTTATTTCTTGTTTTCTTTTTGAAAGTAAAGTGGATGCACCACCATATCCATCGTCATCGGTATGTTGTTGGTATTTCTTTCTTAACTCTTCAATACCATTATCTTTTTCCGACTGTTTATAGTCTAACTTATGTTTTGCAGCATCAATAACAACCATACTATGCTTTACTGCTCTAACAATTTCACTTTCTGGTGCACCTTTAAGTGTCATATCTGTAATCAAATTAGAAATCATACCCATTTCTTTTTGAGTCTGCTCTTTTGACATTACTTTCATTCCTTCTCGATAAGGATAAGCATCTTTTGGATTAAAACCCTTCAATCCTTTAAGAGCAGGAGTAGATTTTATTCTAACTTTATCGTTGACTGGTATGACGACTACTTGATCACCATCAAAATCAGCTCCAGATAATCTTTCTGCAACTTTAGGATTTATACCGACAGCGTCAATTACATTACCTAAAATATTTTTTGCAGAACGATTTTTGTTATTAATTGTCAGAATCGGAATTTCAAATGTCCCGCCATGTGGATATCGAATCAAAGCGACCTGTTCTCCGTTTTTATAATTAGGAGCATAAATCTCATTTTCACTAAGAGCTGTTATTGGTAAAATAACCTGTGTTTTCTGCCTTGGAAGGGCGGCGGCTTTTAGATGTACTACAGCTCCATCGCACTGATCCGCAAAATCAAGAAGCATTTTTCTCTTTACTGTTGGGTTTGTTAGCGAACAAATTTCATCAAACTCTGCGACAGCATCAGCATATGTAAGATTTAATTGTTTCTTTATAAGTTGCATTGGCTGTTTTGATAAAAATTGTGAGGATAAATTTCTAGACATGGAATCCCAGTCGCCTTCTTCTTTAAGTTTATTAATAGCGGATAACTTTTTGTTTCCATCTTTATCAATATACCAGCTTTGACCATTTGCCTTAATATAAGCTCCGAACGGATTATCTGGGTCATTTGTTATTTCTTTAAAAACATTCTTTTTATCTGTACCAGTTTTCTTGTTGGTGTTATATACGATGTCAACGCCATCCGGTATATCATCCGAGTACATTGCCATTCCTTTAAGATAATGAGTACCATCAACAAGAATACGAACTTGCGCATAGTGCGAGTTTCCCAAGTCTAAATCGGGTACCCCACGGCGAATTTCTATCACGCCATCTTTATTTGATCCCCCTTCGTCTCCATATCTTATAGCAATTCTTCTTGAATCAATACTTGCAGGATATTCTCTTTTATCAAATGTTTTACCACCATCAGTAGAATGATAATCTCTAACCGATTGGATGTCGCCTATATTATCATAAACATCTTTATATGCTACTTCTGGTTTACACAAAACTTGAGTGATTGTTTGTTTACCAGGATTGGTAATTTGTGGAACGCCAACTCCATAAACATTATATCCTTCCGTTTCTAATAAAAAAAGAGCTTCTTTTAAGGTGCCGGACGAAACTCCTAATTCCCTCTCGACACCGGTACCAACGTCGATCATACCCTTGGTTTCTAACTCTTTTTTAAGAATATCAGCTGTCACTCTAGCTTTATTTTTTCTATCAGCAGTATTTTCGTTAAGCAATGATCGAATTGAAGAATCGTTCTTGTATCCCATTATAGCAGCAATTTCGTTAAGACTTTTTCCATCAGCCCTTAAAGACCTTGCTCTATCTGCTTCAAGAGCTCTTCTTTCGTGTTTAGCTACTCGTATTTGCATACGAAGATCGGTCGTAGATAAACCCATAGTTTGTGCTATTTCTTTTTCAGTTAACCCCTGTTTAGACAATTCTTCTACTCTACTTAAAAAATCACCACTATGCTGATACGGGTTTTTACCAGAACCCCAAGGATAACGTCCAGAACGTCTTTTCACTCCGTAATGCATTAAAATATCTTCCGCTATGGGATTCATAGTTTAAACCTCCTCCGATTTGATTTTGTTAATTAACTTATCAAAAGTAATAATTTTATCCATGATATGAATAATATCTTCGGCTGTCGGATTATGATATAAAATTTGGTCAGACTGATATATTCGTAATTCAATACTAATATCAGCAGGATTCACTTTATATTCCAAACAAAAAAGAGC